AGCTACACCAAACGGAACTGGATATGTTGAAATTGGTGGTAATACGAATGCAGGAACTCTACAACTTAATTGTGAAAATAATTCTCACGGGATTAAACTTCAATCACCTGCACATAGTGCTTCACAAAGTTATACTCTTATTTTCCCTACTGGAAACGTAACAGCAGACAGATTTTTAAAAGTTGCAAGTATCACTGGTTCAGGAACAACGGGTGTTGGTCAGTTATCTTTTGCTGAAGTATCAGGTGGTACATCATGGCAGGCAGTAAAAACCTCTACTTTTACAGCTGCAGCTGGTGAAGGATATTTTGTGAATACTACAAGTGGTGCAATAACAATGAATTTACCTGCAGGAAGCATTGGAGATGAAGTTGTATTTATTGACTACGCAGGAACTTTTGATTCTTATACTTTTACAATATCTGCAAATGGTTCAGAAAAAATTGCAGGATCTACAGATGACTTGACAGTTTCAACAGAAAGGGCAGGAAACACTTTAGTATATACAGATTCTACACAGGGCTGGCTGCTAAAGAATAAATAATCATGGCTAAATATAAAGACCTTGTTGGGACGGGAGTCGTCAACTTTGCTGGTAATAATCCAGCAGTTGTAAGAGGTCAACTTTGGTATGATAGCACCAATGAAGATTTCAAATATCAATATCCAAATTTAACTACATCTGGTTCTTGGTCCACACAAAATAGTTTAAATACCGCAAGACAAGCATTAGCTGGTTCTGGTTCTAGCACAGCTGCATTAGCTTTTGGAGGACTTGGTGGTGGACCTACTAATCAAGCCCAAAGTGTTACAGAACTATGGGATGGAAGTAATTGGACAGAAGTAAACGATTTAAATACTGCAAGAGGATATCTGGCAGGAACTGGAACATCAACCTCATCATTAGGTTTTGGTGGAGCTTCGCCTGCATCAGCAGCAACTGAAAGTTGGAATGGGACGAACTGGACAGAAGTAAATGATTTAGGAACAGCAAGAATATTTATGGGTAGTGCAGGAGCAGATAATACATCAGCATTAGCATTTGGAGGAAATCCTAACAGAGCAATAACAGAATCTTGGAATGGAACCAATTGGACAGAAGTAAACGATTTAAACACTTCAAGATCATCTTTAGGTGGAGCAGGCACTGCAACCGCAGCACTGGCTTTTGGTGGAGATCCAACGCCTCTTAAAGTTGTAACAGAGCAATGGAATGGAACAAATTGGACTGAACTTAATGATATGAACACTGGAAGAGATCAATTAGCGGGATCAGGAACTTACACAGAGGCTTTAGCTTTTGGTGGAGATTTAGGTCCTCCAGGCACAACAGCTAAGACAGAGGTATGGAATGGAACTAATTGGACTGAAGAAGGAGATTTAAGTGCTGCAAGAAGAGCAATAGCTGGTACAACTTCAGGAGGTTCTACTACAGGTTTAGCTTTTGGAGGAGAAACTCCAGGTTTATCAACTGCAACAGATTCATGGACAGGTGCAGGTGCACCAATCGGTGCTTGGTCTACAGCTAATGCTATGAACACAGCAAGATATAATTTAGGGGGTTCAGGAATACAAACAGCAGCTTTAGGTTTTGGAGGAAACTATCCTCCAGGAGATAATTTTGCAGATCAAACAGAAACTTGGAATGGATCAAACTGGACTGAAGTAAATAATTTAAATACTGGGAGAGAAGCTGTAAGAGGTTCAGGAACATTAACTTCTACGTTAGCTTTTGGTGGAAACAGTGATGCAACATCAACTTCAGCATTAACAGAGTCTTGGAATGGAACGAACTGGACTGAAGTAAATGATTTAAATACGGCTAGAAGAATACCAGGTGCAGCAGGAGCAGACAATACATCATCTTTAGCTTTTGGTGGGGATATAGGACCTGCTAGTCCAAGACCACAAGATTTAACAGAACTTTGGAATGGAACAAACTGGACTGAAGTAAATGATTTGAATACGGCTAGAATAAATCTTGGAGGTTGTGGAATTCAAACTGCAGCATTAGCTGTTGGTGGTTATGATTTTGACCCTAATGTTAGTGCTCATGTAGAATCTTGGAATGGCACAAACTGGACTGAAGTAAACGATTTAAACACTGCAAGATATAGTGTAACAGCAGTAGGAACTAATACTGCAGCTTTAGCTTTTGGAGGAAATCCACCAGCATCTCTTGGAGTAACAGAAGAGTGGAATGGGGTTAGTTGGACAGAGGTTGCTGATTTAAATGTTGGAAGAAATGGTTTAGGAGGAGCAGGAACAACAACAGCGGCTTTAGGTTTTGGAGGAACTCCACCAGTCGGAGGACAAACAGAAGAGTGGAGTTCTAGCTCAAATGTGATAAAAACAATAACGGATTAATAAAAGGAGAAAACTATGGCAAAAACATATCAATACTGTGTAGCAGAAAACTGGGGAAAGGGTTTCATCGATCACGTTGAATCTCAAAGAATCACGTTTGCTGGCTATCCAGCTAATGTTTGGCAAGTTCCTGCATACAACAAACATGCTAATCTTTGGATTGCCAAAGTAGCGGGTGTCGTTAAAACAAAAGACGAAGCTCAAGCATTAGTTGATGCAGAGGTTCAAGCAGCACAAGCTGCGTGGGACGCTTTACCTGATGCTGAAAAAGCACCAGCAGTAGAGACTAACACAAGACCTGCTGACATAACATTGGAGGAATAAAAATTTAAATGACTGAGTACAAAAGCATTGTTGGTACAAAGATTAAAAACTATACAACCAATCCTGATAATCCAGATTCAGGACAGGTATGGTATAATGAAACTGATAATGTTTTAAAGTTTCAATTTACAAATGTATCATCAGCTGGTTCATGGTCAACTGGTGGAAATTTAAATACTGCTAGAAGTAGAGGAGCAGGTGCTGGAACTAAAGCAGGAGGACTTCTATTTGGTGGAGATGGTCCTTCAAGACATGCAGAAACTGAATCTTACAATGGAACTAGCTGGACTGAAGTAAACGATTTAAATACTGGTGTTGTAGACAACGCTGGAGCAGGAATATATACTTCAGCTTTATCTTTTGGTGGTGAACTCGTTCCAGGAGCAACTGGTGAAACAGAATCGTGGAATGGAACTAACTGGACTGAAGTAGCAGATTTAAATACTGCAAGAGATTTTTTTGGTGGATCTGGAGTATTAAATACAGCTTGTTTAGCTTTTGGTGGAGAAATAAATCCATCAACTACTACAGCAAACACAGAATTATGGGATGGCTCTAGTTGGACTGAGGTAAACGATTTAAACACTAGTAGAGATAATCATGTTGGAACAGGTAGTTCAACAGCAGCTTTAGCTATTGGTGGTAATTCAAATAGTGTAAAAACAGAATCTTGGAATGGAAGTAATTGGACTGAAGTGGCAGATTTAAATACTGGTAGACCTGCTGCTGGAGCAGGTGGAACATATACATCTGCATTAGCTTTTGGTGGACACCCAGACAGAGCAGTAACAGAAGAGTACAATGGCTCAACTTGGACTGAAACTACAGATTTAAATACTGCTAGATTAGTAAGTAAACAAAGAGGAGGTGCAGAATCTAATAATGCATCTTCCATAGCTATGGGAGGATATTCAACTGCTGAATCAGCACTTACAGAAGAATGGACAGGTGCAGGTGCACCAGTCGGTGGTTGGTCTACAGCAAACAGTATGAACACTGCAAGATCTTCATTAGGTGGAGCTGGAACTCAAACATCGGCTTTAGCTTTTGCTGGACAAGCAGCCACAAATCCTAGTCCTACTGGAAGCAGAGGAGACACAGAATCTTATAATGGAACAAATTGGACTGAAGTAAATGATATGAACTCTCCGAGAAGAGGTGTTGCTGGTTTTGGTGCTAGTAATACTGCAGCAATAGTCGCTGCTGGATACAGAGATGATCCTGCAGGAAACACTAATTTATGTGAATCTTGGAATGGATCTAACTGGACTGAAGTTAATGATATGAACCGTTCAAGTCATGATGGATATGGTGATTTTGGAACCTCAACAGCAGGTATAATTTGCGGTGGAACACCTGCTACTGCAGCAACAGAATCATGGAATGGTACAAATTGGACTGAAGTTAATGACTTAAATACTGCAAGACGTGGATTAGCTGGATTTGGAACGCAACCAGCTGGTTTAGTTTTTGGTGGTTCTGATCCTCAAAAAAATGAAACAGAATCTTGGAATGGAACCAACTGGACAGAAGTTAATAATTTAAATACAGCAAGAGATTTTGGAGCTGGCTCTGGAATTCAAACATCAGGGTTAGCTTTTGGAGGAAGAGGAGGTTCTCCAGCTGCATCTCTTTCACAGACAGAACTTTGGAATGGAGTAAACTGGGTTGAACAAAATGATTTAAATACAGCAACTCAGACTAATGCTTCAGGAGGTTATCAAAGTAATCCAGCGGCTATAAATTTTGGTGGTTCTGGGCCACCTCAATTAGCGGTAACAGAAGAGTGGGGTTCTCCATCATCAACAACTAAAACGATAAGCACAGATTAATTATGACAACATATAAAGAATTAAAAGGAACAAATATTCAAGCGGTATCCTCTGATCCGTCTAATCCTATCAACGGACAGGTTTGGTACAATACAACTGATAATGTTACAAAAGGTGCAGTGGTTGCAGCCACTGGATCTTTTGCTGCGGGTGGTAATATGAATACAGCAAGAGATCAAACAGCAGGAGCAGGAAGTTATGATGGAGCTTTATGTTTTGGAGGACAACCACCTGAACCACTTGCGATAGCAGAGTTATATAATGGTACATCATGGACAGAGGTAGCTGATTTAAATACTGGTAGACTTAAAGCAGGTGGTGCTGGAACATCTTCAACTTCAATTTTAGCTGCAGCAGGATATTCTGGTTCTACTTACTATGGTCAAACAGAATCATGGAATGGTAGTAGTTGGACAGAAGTAGCAGATCTTGCTTTGGGAAGATCATCAGTAGGAATGTCAGGAGCCGATACTACTTCAGCTTTAGTTTTTGGAGGTGGATTGCCTGGTACAAACCCTACTGCAAACACTGAATCATGGAATGGTAGTAGTTGGACAGAGGTAAATAATCTAAATGCTGCAAGAAGAGATATAGGGGGAGTTGGAACAGCAACAGCGGCAATATGTTTTGGAGGACAGCCAACAACAGATAAAGATGAAACAGAAAGTTGGAACGGAACTAACTGGACTGAAGTTAATGATTTAAACACTGGAAGAGTAGACATGGCAGATATAGGAACTATTTATACTTCTGCTTTATGTGCAAGCGGATCTCCAGGTAGCGGTGTAACAGCTTCAAATGAACAGTGGAATGGAACTAATTGGACTGAGGTTGGAGATTTATCTACAGCTCGAAAAACAATGGGTAGAGCAGGGACAACGTCATTAGGAGTAGTGCCAGGAGGTCAAAATTCTAGTGGTAATGCAGTAGCAACCACGGAAGAATGGACAGGTGCAGGCGCGGTAATAACAAGAACATTTACCGACTCATAGGACTTGTAATATATTCTAATTAATATATATTAGTCTTAACTATAAAGGATAAAGATATGAAAAAAGACGTTAAAGAAGTTATACAAGGTGAGGAACCACATTTAAATAATTTATTAACACAGGAAGATCTATCATCGTTTAAAGGTATGGTAGACGAGCTTCGTGATACATGGACCAAGAAACAAATGTTTCGAACAGAAACAGAGGCAAGGTTTTCTGTACTACAAGATAATAGATATCCAACCAAAGCATCAAAATATTGGCAGTGTGTAAGAGAACAGTCTAGTTATCTAGATAATCTTATGACCTTATCATTTGACTATAGAAGAAACGAGGCAAAGATAACTTGGTTAGAAAAAAAGATTGATAAAGAAGAGGATGAATACAAGAAAACAAAATACCAAATAGATCGAGATGAGGCTATATTTGCTAAAGCATCTATGGAAAAAGTTGCAAAACATAGAATGAGAGAGATTAAGATGTGGTCTAAACTAAAAAAAGAATTTAACGATGGATCCTTTAACGATAAAGATGTTAATGTTCACCAATTAGAATCATATGGTATGCAATACCATGAAAAAGCTAAATCACTAAATTCAAACTCATCAGAGGCAGAAGTATTTAATGTAATGGGACAATTACAATCATTACAAAGAATTAAAAAGTCTGGTGAATTAGAACAAAGTTATACAGAGAAAGAACAAATTGAACAACATGGAAAACCTAAAGTTTGATTTTGTATTTTTAGGTCAATCAGTTTTAAAATATCAGGTTCCTTTAGATATATTTAATTCTATTAATTATATTTATGAAACTAATTATCATAATCTGGCACCTGCAAATAGACAGTTAGTAGGTAAGATAGAGAAAGAACATTCTTTATTTTATCATGGTCAAGACCAGACAAAAATGAAAAACCATAATATGTTACCAAAAGATGTAACAAATTATTTTTTAGAGATGTTTAAACATTATTTAGCGTTTAATAAAATAAGAGATTATCAGACACATCTAAATTCTATCTGGGTTAACGAGATGAAACAACATGAATATAATCCCGCACATATTCATAGAGGTATGTTATTTACAGGTCTATCAAGTGTTATGATTTTAAAATTACCATCTACATTTGGTAGAGAATACTCAGCAGATCAGATTCAACAAAACGGTAGATTACAGATATTAGGTGCAGCTAATGGCCAGTTTGCAAAAATAGACTATCAACCACCGATGGACCTTAGAGATTTTTATATCTTTCCATATGATATGAGACACTGTGTATATCCTTTTAATGGCACCGATGAAGTGAGACGAACTCTTGCTGCAAACTGTGATGTAGATTTTGATCCAATAAAAAACAGAGGTGTTAATTAATGGACAAACAATTTTACATAGATAATCATATTGGTTTGTTTAAAAATTTTATGCCTAATAAATTAATAGATGGTTATGTAGATTACTTTAATAAATGTGAACAAGAAGGTGCAGTCTATCCAAGAAAAGTAGATGAAACACTAATATCAGATAATGGGATTGATACTATACGAGATTTAAATGTTTCTATGACTTATGTTAATAAACCTTTTATAGAAATGTTTTTTAAAGAAGCATATCCGTTATATGTTAAAAAATATTCATACTTAAAACAATTAGCTAAACATTATATATTAGAGGTTAAAATACAGAAAACTAAAGTTGGTGAGGGTTATCATTTTTGGCATTGTGAAAACGCTGAGATGAAATCAAGAAATAGAATACTAGCGTTTATGGTTTATCTTAACGATGTAACAGAAGGTGGAGAAACAGAATTTTTATATCAGAAGTGTAGATTTAAACCTGAAAAAAATACATTATTAGTTTGGCCTGCACAATTCACACACGTTCATAGAGGCAACCCTCCTCTATCGAATGATAAATATATAATAACGGGATGGGTAGAATACGGATATTAATATGATAACAGAACCACGTTGGAAATCTTACATAGTAGAAACAACACAACCAATCTTTACTCCTAAACAATGTCAAATGATTATTGAAGCAGGAAGAAGTGAACCAAGGAACGATGCGTCTGTTGGAAGTAAAGAAGGTATTAAAGGTGGAGTCATAGATACTAAAACCAGAACTTCACACATTAGTTGGATACCATTTAAAAAAATGAAGGATATGTATAAAGACATTGAAAAAACTATGTTGGCTACAAACGGCAACCATTTTGGTTTTGACGGAATGCAGATTACAGAACTAGCACAATACACAGAATACCCAGAGGGTGGGTTTTATGATTGGCATGTAGACAACGATGTTAACTGTGCACACGAACCACCTGTTAGAAAAATATCTATGACTTGTTTACTATCTCCAGAATCGGAGTTTGAAGGTGGGGATTTAGAATTAATGGCTGAAGGTAAAGTTGCAAAAATAAAACAAGGGCACGCTGTATTTTTTGCATCGTTTATAAGACATAGAGTTAAACCTGTCATACGTGGCAACAGAAAATCTTTAGTTATGTGGTTTGGAGGCACACCTTTTAAATGATGATTAAAGCTGCATACTTTCCAACTATTATATATGCTAAAGATGTTAATCTAGATAATAGATTTTTTGAAAAAGAAGTCCTTGCTTGGGCTGATAAAGATAAAGGAGTTAAACGAACTAATATGAATGGCTGGCATAGTACAACTAATATGCATGAGATACCTGTATTTAAATCTTTAGTAGATGAATTATTTAAAATGCAAAAAGAAGTATTTGAAGAAGAGTGGTTAGAAAGTGAAGCTATTATAGGTAATATGTGGGCAAACATAAACCCACCTGGTGGATATAACAGACCACACTTACATCCAAATTCTCATTTTAGTGGAGTGTATTATATCAAAGCACCCAAAAACTCTGGACAGATAGTATTTAACGAACCAAGAGCAACAGCACATATGGTTATGCCTAGAAGAAAAGAAGGAGAGCCACCTTCACATCTATGGAGAGAGGTTCGTGTAGATCCGTTAGAAGGTAGAATAATTATATTTCCAGCGTGGCTTTGGCATTGTGTTGAACCAAACTTAAGTAATGATATAAGAATATCAGTATCATTTAATTTTTTACAGAAAGGGTTTAATGTTTAAATATCACGTTATTAAAAAAGCTTTGTCGTTTGAATTAGCTAATTTTATATTTAATTATTTTTTACTTAAACGAGATGCTGTAGAATTTATGTATAAACATAATATAAACTCACAGTCTTCGATCCTTGGAACATGGACCGATCGACAAGTGCCTAATACATACTCTTGTTACGCTGATTTTGTAATGGAAACTTTGTTAATGAAAATGCTACCTGTAATGAAGAAAGAAACAGGACTAGATTTAATACCTACTTACTCTTATTCTAGAGCATATAAAAAAGGGGATATATTAAAAAGACACAAAGATAGACCAAGCTGTGAGATATCTACGACTTTAAATCTTGGTGGAGATCCTTGGCCTATATTTATCGACGGTACAGGGGCTAACAGCGTCATAGACGAGTATCAACAGATACACAAACCGAATGCACCCAAAGGCACAAAAGTCGTGCTTGATGTAGGAGATATGTTAGTATATAGTGGTTGCAAACTCGAACATTGGCGAGAGCCTTTTGACGGAAACATTTGTGGTCAAGTATTCTTACATTATAACCATGTAAATGGC